CAACAACCGGATCGTGTCGAAAGGCCGGCGCCCCCACCTCATCATGCAGCCCTGGGCGCTGAAGGAAGTGCACGAGACGCTCACGTTGTCGCGCATCTTCAAGGACGCCTCGACCTCGCTCCAGGAAGGCGGCGGTCAGTACAAGCGCGACGCGGACTCCTACAAGCAGGACTTCGAGAACGCGTGGGCGGCTCTCTCCTTCGCCTACGACAGCGACCAGGACGGCACCGACGACGGCCAAGACCACGTCAGTGCCGAGCCCGTGGTCTCCCTCAACGCTCCGCCGCGGTGGTGGTGATGCCGAGCTTCCGCGAAGCCTACGAGGACACGCGACACGCGCTCGAGCTCGCACTCGGGCTCGAGCACGCGCGGAGCCTCGACGAGCTCGTCGCTTCGGGAGGCCGCGCCGACGGCGCTTTCTCGATGCAGATGCAGTGGACGCCCCACGGCGAGCACCCCGGTCGCTGGGCCGAGGACAACCCCGGTCGCGTCGAGGGGACCACGATCGTCTCCTGGGTCCGCCGCGTGAAGCCCGACGCGCAGCTCGACGCCGACGTCCAGATCGCCACCGATCACGACTCGCTCGTGCGGGCGCTCGTCTTCGGGTCGACGGGATCCCTCGCCGAGATCACCTTCCGGTTCCGGTCCGCTTCGCCGCTCGCGACGACGTCGAAGGAGTGGCGGCGCGGACAGGGCGTCTTCGAGTTCGAGCACTACTACGACGCGGAGGCCGCATGATGGCGCCCGAAGAGCTGCAGGCTCTTGTCCCTGGCATCGAGTCGATGTCTGTGGACGAGGCCCGACGAGCAATCAAGTCACTCGCTCCACAGATCGTCCACGACGCAATGCAGTCGTGGAACGAGAAGTATGGGCGCGAGCTCATGAAGGACGCTCACAAGGAAAGCCGGGAGCGTCGGCTCAAGAAGATCACCGAATCCCGGGCCGCGGCCCGCGCAGCCGCGATCGCGTCGCGCACGAAGAAGGGGAAGTAGTCCATGGCCCTCTCCGCCGTAGCCAAGACAGACAGGGACACAGTCCTCACGATCAAGGACGGGACCGGGACCCCGCTCGATGTCGTGATCACCTACGAAGACGGCGACTTCGCCATCGACGGCGTGACGCCCAACCAAGCCGAAATCCTCGAGTTCTTCGACCGCGGCGTGCTCTACTCGCTCCGGCTCGGGAACCAGACGTTCGCGACCTACTCGCTCACGTTCCACTTCACGGAGCTCAGCGACGCGACCAACGAGAACGTCTGGGACATGATCCGCGGCACGGGGTCGTTCGCGGCTCGCATCTCGACGTTCACGGGCGGCTCAACGGCCGAAGTGACCACGTTCCTGATCCTGATGACGACCGAAGGGACGAATCACGGTGACAGCGCCGACCACACGCTCACGATGGACGACTGCTCCGTGACCACGTTCGGTCTCGCCGAAGGTCGGCCCGGGAAGTTCAACCTGAGCGGCAAGATCTACGGGACCATCACCGCCACCTGATCAGGAGATCCCATGTCGAAGACCAGCCCAAAGGCCGACCCGTTCGCCACGAAGACCGACGGCTCGCCGCGCACGCTCGAGCCCATCTACCCAGACGGGGCGGCTGGGGGCGTCCCCGGCGCACAGCCGCCGCGCCAGCGCGGCACCTGGACCGACGAGCGACCCGAAGCCGACCGCAAGCCAAAGCAGTAGCCCGCCACGTCCCCACCCGAGGAAACCCCATGCCCAATGAGACCGTCCAGGAGATCACTCTCCTTGGCGCAACGTGGAAGCCGCGTCTTCCGGCCTCCTTTGTCATCCGCGAGGAGATCCTACTCACGGCCGGCCAGGATACCGAACACGGCGGCCGCGCCCTGGGTGCCGCCCTGGGCGTGACCTGGGGGCACCCCAAGGTGGCGCTGAAGGCTTCCTACAGCCGCTCGGGGTTCGACCCTCGGGCCTACGGTGGAGACATCTGGGACGAGCTTCGTGGGCTCGGATGCTCGATCGGCGAGCTCGCCGAGCAGGGGAACCGGGCCATGACGGCCATCGCGTTCTCGATCCCGAAGCAGGAGGCGGTGGAAGAGCGGGTGGGTTTTTCCGACCCGGCAACTTCGTCGACCGACGAGGCCGACGGGGTGCCGGCCGGGTTGAGCTGAGCGCCTCGGCGCGGAGGAAGAAGGCGTGGGAGCTCGACGGGTTCGCGGTGCAGATCGGACTCCGGACCCTCGGCGGGGACCCGGAAGCCTTCTATCGTCTCGACCTCGAGCGGCAGATCGACGTGTTGGCCGTGCTCCAGGCGGAGCGCGACCTCGCCAAGAAGCCGAAGCGGGGCAACTCCATGGAGGAGCGCGTCGACTTCGCCTCGGAGGACGCACAAGCCTACTGGTCGCACGCTTTCCGGTCGTGACTCCGTGCTGATTCAGAGCCCGCCGAGATGGCAGCCGCGGCCCGGCCTTCATACCGACAATCCCGACTGGGACCGGATGACGGAATCGCTCCTTGGCTCGATCGCCCGGGCCGTTCCGCATGCGGTCGGACAGGGGGCCGAGCAGGTGATCGATGACGCCTTCGACGCCTGGCCCGTCGCGACCGGCAAGAGCCGGGATGCGCTTGAGCTCACCTACGAGACCACGGCCTTGACCTTCACGGCCCAGCTCGACAACGGCGCCCCCTACGCGCGTGACATCCACGACGGCGAGACCGTGGTGGACCTCATCCTCACGCCGGCCGAGCAGGCACTCCCCTCGATCGTCGCCGAGCTTGAGCGGCTGATCGGTCGGGTCTGATGGCAGCGGAACTTCCGGTACGGATCACCGCCGACCTTTCGGGCTTCCAGGCTTCGGTCGCTGGCGCCAAGGGGAAAGCCGACCAGCTCGGCAAGTCCTTCGGCCAGGCGAAAGAACAGGTGGCCCTCGTCGCCGCCGGCGCCGCGCGCATCTCCCCCGAGCTCGGGAACGCAGTCAACACGGCGAGCGCCGCACTCGGCGTGTTCAAGTCGATGGCCAGTTCCATGGGCTTCATCGCCGGAGTCGCCGCCGCGGTCGGCTCCGCCTTCGCCAAGGCATCCGCGGACCTCGACGCGGCCGAAGAGAAGTCGAGCGAGGCGGCCAAGACCGCGATCAAGGCCCAACTCGGGATCGTCGATGCGTCCAACTACGTGAACCAGGCGATCGAGAAGGAGGAGAAGGCATCCCTTCTCCGCCGGAGTGGGTACTGGCGGGACTGGGCACGGTCCGCGCTCGATGCCTTCGAGGCCATCGCCGGGATCATCCCCGGCGTCACGACCGCGACGGCTTTCTACCGGAAGGAGCTCGACCGGCTCGACCAAGTCCAGGCGGACAGCATCGCCACGCTGGAAGCGGCCCGCGACCGGAACATCGAGCTCGCCCAGGCGCAGGCGGATCTCACCGAAGCGCGCAAGAAAGACAAGACGGCGCTCAAAGAGCAGATGAAGGCCGAGCGCGACGCGCACGCCCAATACATCGAGGATCTCTTCGAACGCCGCGATGAAGAGCGCACACTCCGCGACTACGAAGCGGAGCTGGAGGCCCAGGCCGCCGAGGACGAGAAAAAGCTCCATGACGATCGGCTGGAAGCCTTTTCAGCCGAGGGGATGGCGGCGTGGAAAGCCGCCGACGAGAAGGCCGCAGCGCTCCAGTCCTCGATCGCCATGGCGGAGCAATACGCCTCTGCCTTCGCGGGGATCGCCTCGGGCATGTTCGGCGATTCCAAAGAGCTCCGGATCGCCGAGGCCGTCATCAACACGGCGGCCGCCGTCGCCGCCGCTCTGGCCAACCCGCCTGGCCCCCCCTTCTCGATTCCCCAAGCGATCGCGGCCGGGGCCATGGGTGCGGCCCAGATCGCCACCATCGCCAGCACGAACGTCGCCCACTCCGGTCTTGCGTTCAACCCGGGCGGGATGGCCCCGGACGAGATGACATACAAGCTCCGGAAGAACGAGGGCGTGCTCACCGAACGCGGCGTGAACGCCGTGGGCGGCTACAGCCAGGTGCGGCGCCTGAACGCTGGACAGGCCCCGAGCATGGGGTCCTCCTTCGTCGGGATTACCCAGTTCAAGCACAAGATGCTCGACGCCACGATCGGCCCGAACATCGCCCGACCGGCCGCGGCCCGGACGGAAATCAAGGCCATCGCGCAGACGGGCGGCCGTGTGGGTCACCGGCTCCGGAGTACCACGTAGATGGCAGGCACGGACAAGAGCCGGAGTACCTACCGCGGCCTCCTCATCATGGACCCGCGGATCACGGGCGTCGTCGCGTCCGGGGATGCGACCTACTCCACGAGCTACACGCAGCAGGGCGAAGCGTACGACACGCCCGTGCCCACAGCACTCACCGACGACATGGTGCTCCAGAGCTCCGGCGACCCCGAGGTTGCCGGCCAGACGTTCACGATCACGACGCAGAAGTCCGGTTTCCCAGGAAGGGACAAGGCCGGATTCATCTGGGAGCGGGCGACCGATGCCGCGCCGTTTGGGTGGGAGCATCCGAACGTCGTCGGCGACTGGGAAGCCATCGCCTGGACATCGGGCGCCAGCTACCCGACCAACTTCGGTGAGCCCGATGCAGTCACACTGTCGGACGGCACGATCATCATCTGTTCGGCCGGTGAGGTCTCGAGCGGGAACGTTGCGATCCTCACCTACACACGAGACCCCGTCACATGTACCTGGGGATCGGCGATCGAGATTGTCGACGCCCAGACTCCCTACGCGCACCCGTGCATGGTGGTGCTCCCCGACGATCGGGTGCTTCTGTTCTTCTGGGTCGTCGACACCGGCGCCTCGGTCCGGAACATCCGGGCCTACGTCACCTCTGACGCGGGGACGACCTGGGATCTGCACGCCAAGTTCACGATCGAGTCCGTCTCCGACACGACCTACAACTGGGGCGACCGGACAGGCCGTCTCCGTGGCGTCTACTTGAACGGGGACATCGCCCTCTTCGGTTGGGTCGAGGACGCGACCCCGGACCACTTCATCTTCCAGTGGGCATCCTCCGACCTCGGGGCCAGCTTCCAACTGGTCGACACGATCGAGGACAAGACCTACCCGGACTGCGCGGTGAGCGACGGGCTCATCGTTCTCGGCTGCCTTGATCTCATCGACGCCGACATCAATGTAGAGATCCGCCGGATCGGCACCGCGTTCCAACCGGCGACCGATGCCGGTGTGGAATCGGAGATCGACCCGCTCAGCGGGGACGACTTCGGCGCTACGGGTGCCGACCCGGCGGGGGACCTCGCCCTCTGGGCCGACGAGGACGGGACCCTCTACGTCGCTACCATGGTCCACGCCGGGGCCAACAAGGAGGGCCCACTCTGGCGCTCCTACGATGCCGGTCAGACCTGGGAGCAGGTGGGTGCCTCCGAGCTCAACGCCGGATTTGGTCTCTTCTGGCGAACGGAAGACTCGACCCCGAGCTATCCGACGCGGTTCGTCGGGACCCACTACCGGGGATCGCAGGTCCTCATCCATCAGTGGGTTGCCCCGGTTGGGAACGAGGACATCAGCCTCGCGGCGCTCTGGCTCGGCGGCTACTCGACGCTCACGAACCCGTTCTCGGTCGCGTTCAAGGATCGCCGGTATCAGGTCGGCTGGGACGAGATGTGGCTCCCCTACGAGCTCCCCTCCGACGTGAACGTGTGGACGACGACGTCGACGGGCGTGGAAGCGCTCGATTCCGGGTCGCTCTCGATCGTGACAGTAGCCCAGACCAACTACTACACGGCCACGCCTTCTACGTCCGTGGCCCAGGGCCTCATCGTCGATTGGGAGTGCAAGGTCGGAAGTGGCGGCGGGGTAACGAGTGTCGAAGACGTGGCGATGCGCGTTGTCTGGGGGGACGGCACACACGGCTACGGCATCAATGTGGACATGTCGACGACGGCCTTCCGGGCCTACGACTTCGTCTCCGCAACCGCGCTCGGTGCCGGCGCCACCTCCGTGGACCTGGCCAACAACTTCGTCCAGTTCCGTCTCTACGTTGCCGGCCAGAACGGGGACGACACCGTGGGGCAGTACGCCCTCTACTACCGGGTCAATGACAAGCCCGGCGCCCCCAAGGCTTGGACCCTGGTCGTCAGCGGGGACGACCTCACCGACGCGGGCGCCACGGCGGATCAGATCCGGTGGGGCCACATCCACGCCTCGTCGTCTGCCTCTCGGTGGCGTCACGTCTACTGGACGGACGGGTCGAACACGGGCCGAATCTACGACCACGCCCAGCCTGACGGGCAGGCAAGCCCCGGCGACCTGAACGCCCGCGACTACGCGCCGGTCTCGATCTCGGTCGCTGACGGGCTCAAGCTCCGATCGGTCGACGGGCCCACGTTCTACAATTCGGAATGGACCATCTCGAGCCGCTACGAGTACGCGATCGAGAAGATCCTCCCGTTCGTCGAGCCATCGCCCACAGAGGGATGGCGTTCCGTCGACGACGACTCCACCCAGTACATCGACTTCGAGCTCTCGTCCGACGACTCGGAACCGCTCAACGGTGTCGTGGGCGTCTACCTCCAGGGACACAACTGGGCCGTGGGGACCTTCGCCCGCTACACGTCTGGCGCCTGGGTCACGAGCTACAGCTTCGATCTTCGGTCCTACTTCGGCACGCTCGTCTACATCCACAACAGTGGGGCACTCCGAGCGGGGACCGGGACCCAGGCAGGAAGCTACTACTTCGCCTTCAACGAGCTCGCGGGCGGCGTGGTCCGGTTCGACGGCGGGAAGGCGCGGCGGATCCTCGGGAACACGGAGGGCTTCTGGCAGGCCTCGACCTCGGGAGCCACGAAGCAATGCACGATCTGGTTCGAGACAGACGGCACGGAAGCCGCGAGCGGATCTGACCTCACGATCGTTCCGCCTCAGGCGCTCCTCCTCGTCCACGTCACGAATACGCTTCGCCAGGCCTACCGGCTCCAGATCACGACCGGGACGAACACGCCCGAGGGCTACTACACGCTCAACACGTGCGTCATCGGCCCGGTCGTCATCTTCGGGAAGGATTCGGACTGGGGCCGGAAGTACGGCCTCGAGCCGAAGACGACGATCATCGAGAACGCGAACGGGAACCGCCGGTCCCGCCGCATGGGCCGGCCGCGCCGATCGGTCGAGCTCCCCTGGACGGACGGGATCGATCTCACCCAGGTTTCGGGATCCACGGCGGCGAGCGGGGCCGACTACCTCCTCCACACAGCTTCGGCCAACGCCATCCCGGCGGCACTCCGGAATGACACGGCGTGGCAGCTCGAGGGGCTTCTGGACTACACGGGTGGGGGCCATCTGCCAGTCGTCTACTGCCCACAGATCACGAAGGGATCGCCCGACAGCCAATACCACCTCATGCGGCGGGACTCGCTCTACGGGCGAATCGTGAGCGACTGGGCGGCCGAGGTCGTGGTCGGCGACGAGCTCACCGACGAGCTCGTCCGCGTGCCCGGCCTCACGATCGAGGAAGAGGTCGGCTCGTGACCCTACTCGGCGGGCGTGAGGCGGACCTCGCCCCGGACCACGGTGGGCTCGTCTGCGACGAGGATCTCGACCTCGAAGACGTAGACCCGAAACCGATCGAGCTCCGTTCCGTCTTCGGCGTAGCACTGGGCCATGATGAAAAGCTCGATGTCCATCTGGCCGCCGGGCTCGAGGTTCCGGTGGAGATCCTCGTCCACGCTCACGTCGATCCAGTCCTCGCCCCCTTCCACGGGATTGACGGCTTCCGTTCTCGTGTGGGTGGCGTAGACGTCGATCTGGGCGGGGTCGGGCCCATCGTTCACGACGTAGGTGAACCCGAGCGACTGGATGAACCCGGAGTCCCGATCGCAGTTCGTCAGGTCGTCGGAGGTGTAGGCGTCGAGCGTCGTGGACAGTGTGAGCGGAGCCACGCTCACATCGATCGGGGTCTCCCCGCCCCCGCCGACCTCGGTACCACACGCGACCAGCAGCCAGAACATGAAACCTCCCGGGTCGAGCCTACTACTTATCCACAGGGCTTGTCAAGTCCGTGTCAGGGCGTGGCATGACCGCGCAACTGAACGTCATCGGCGCGGGGCGAGTCCTCAACCATCGCGAGCTCGTCGGGCGGTCCCTCTGCTACTTCCTGACGATCGAATACGCCGGCCGGACGTTCCGGTGGTGCTTCCCGAACGCACGGGACGTGTGGGAAACCGCCGTGGATGGGGACTCGCTCCACTTCCAGGGGATGGACTTCCCCCAGATGTCCCAGAGCTTCGATTTCGACTCCGACTCCCCGGTCGACATCTCGGTGAGCTTCGAGGATCTGACCCTCCCCGGGGATGTGGACCTTCCCGAGCTCATCGCCCAGGGTCACCGGCTCGAGCGGTCCCAGGCCGAGCTTGCCGTGCTCCCCGACCACGACGACGCGCTCTGGTCCGAGCGCTACATCGTGCTTCTGGGGGAAGTCCGGGAGCCCGTCTACGGCGACCCCGAGACCCACGCGAATACCTGCGGGTTCACGGTCGACTCGCCGTCCTGGGAGGACTCCGCTCTTTTCCCGCCGGAGAGCTGGATCGTCACCGAAGAAGTCTGGCCGGACGCGCACGAGTCTGCGATCGGCAAGGTCTTCCCGTTCGTATTCGGAACATTCGGACTTGGGCTTGGCCACATGGCCTCGCCGGGGCTTCCGGTCAGAACCGATCGGTACATGTTCGCCGGGCATCTCGTTACGCCGACGACCTACGATGCATCGGTCTACACGGTCCAGAACTTCCTCAACACGACTACGGGCGAGGACTATCAGGGGATCTACCCGAGCGGCCCGAGGGTCGAGCTCGCGACCCATACGAACGGGTTCCAGTTCACCGACTGCAACTTCACGGGCTCGACGAACTACACCTTCGGAGACGAGATTTGGATCAGCAATTGGGGCTATAGCTCGGGCTCGGCCTACTGGATTGCGACCAATGATGTCCGAAAGATCGGGGGCTACCCTGACTTCCAATGGGACAGGCCCCTCAACACGGGCGGGGATGTCCTCTACTTCATGCTGCTCCAGTCCTCGCTCAAGGTGGACCGGGGCCGGACCGCCGTAGCCCAGGCGCTCCTCCAGGGATTCAAGCTCGGGAGCTACATCGACGAGCGGGTCTCACCGATCGATTGGATCAATGACAACCTGATCCCGATCCTCCCCGTTTCTCTGAGCCAGGGCCCGAAAGGCATCTTCCCGATCGTCTGGCGCTACGACGCAGGGCCACACGATTGCGTGGGATCGTTCATCGAGGGCCCACGGTGGCGCCGTGTCTCTGTGCTCGAGCGGGACGACGCGAAGATCTTCAATCAGTACACGTTCGCCTATGCGCTCGACGGGTCCGACTACACGAAGAAATTCGGCATCGACGGGAGCCTGGAAGAGTCGACCGACACATCGGAGACCGGCGCTACCTACGTCCCGAACCTCTTCGCCCGGCGCTCCTACCTCGAGCACGGTCCGATCGCCGTGGAAGAGTCGAGCGATCTGGTATGGACCAAGGAGACCGCCGCAGCGATCTGTTCGTGGAAGATCCGAGCCAACGCATTCGCGAAACGCTTCGTGACCTACGAGGCCTCGGCCGAGCACGCCTGGCTCGAGCCCGGCGACCCCATCCTGCTCACCGACCCCGACCTCTACTTCACGGACCAGCTCTGTCTCGTCCGGACGAAGACCTGGGATGTCACCTCGGTGCTGTACGAGCTCCTGATCCTCACCGATCCGGTCCGGGAGCAGGTGCCGGTCGCCGAGAGTGAGGAGTCGAGTCTCGTCGATGTCGGCTCGACGACGATCTTCTGGACCGACGCGGAATGACCCAACCCTGACCGGAGCAAGCGAAAGCGATGGCAATCCAGTTTTCCACGAGCGTCCGGAACGCGATGCTCGATGCGTTCGAGACCACCGTCGGCACATCCATGCGGGTGAAGATCCGCACCGGGGCCGCCCCGGCCAACTGCGGCACGGCCGATAGCGGGACCGTCCTCGCGGACATCACGTGCCCCTCGGACTACCTAGCGAACGCGTCGGGCGGGTCCAAGGCGCTCTCCGGGACCTGGTCTGACGCCTCGGCGGATGCCAGCGGCACGGCGGCTCACTTCCGCTGCTACGACTCCACCGGCACGACCTGCCATATGCAGGGGACCGTCACGGCGACGGGCGGCGGCGGCGACATGACCGTCGACTCAACGGCCTTCACGGCGGGCCAGGTCTTCACGATTACGGGCTTCACCCTCACGGCGCCGAACGCCTGACAGGTTGACGCGTGGCGTTCGGATCGATCGGTACGCTCGGAACCGGAGCCTCGAGTTCGAGCGGGACCTCCTATTCCTTCACGACCGTCACAAACACGCTCGCCTCTGGGGACTTCGGGATCCTCGTCAGTTCCATGAACAACACGTCGTCCGCCGACGGCGACAACAACGAGAACAACAGTGTGAGCGGCGGGACCGGGACGTGGACCAAGCTCGGCGAATACGGCAACTGCAACGGTGCCGCAGGTAGCGGCGTGGTGGTCGCGGTCTGGCTCTTCGAGGCGTCGGCGACGCTCTCGACCGGCACCACGATTACCGTCGGCTTCGGAGCCGCCCACGTCAACAAGACGTGCTCCTTCTGGGGATTCACGAAGGCCGCCGGGACCACGGTAGCTATCAGCTCGGAGCCGGCCCCGAATCCCATCACGTCGCAAGTCGACGCGGCGAACGACTTCGGCTCGTCGACCTTCTCGGGACTCAACTCGCTGGCACGGCTCTACTTCCGCGGGCTCGCGAAGCGAGCCAACTCCGTTACGGACATCACGCCCTCGGCGAGCTTCACGGGGATCACGCCGCAACGATCCGGAAACGTAGCTGCTGCTCGCCTCGTGCGCGGCGAGTTCCGGATCAACACATCGACGGGCGAGACATCGAACCCCACGCAAGCGACCTCGGGCGATACCGCGGGGCTCTTCTTCGCGCTCGTCGAGAAGCAGACGGGCACACTGTCGAAGACGCTCGATGCGTTCACGCTCTCCTCCGCGGGCCAACTTCCGATCGCGGGGACGCTGTCGTCGACGCTCGACGCGTTCACCTTGTCCTCTGCGGGCCAGCTTCCGATCGCGGGCACGCTCGCGAAGACGCTCGACGCGTTCACGCTCTCGGCCGTCTCGACGATCGCCGGCATCATCGACCAGGGCGGCTACGCCGGGATCTGCACCCCTTCCGGGTCCTGCGCCCAGACGGTGGCCTGGTACGTGTCGCCGACCCGTGGGATCGAGGCGACCGGGGACGGCGGCTTTGTGCTCCAGGACAGTGCATCCGGTCCGCTCGGGGCCACGGTTCACTCCCAGGCCTTCCAGCTCGGCGTCGACCCGGACTTCTGGTTCTCGTGGTGGATTCAGCCGGCGAGCAATCCAGCGACAACCCCGCGCGTGCTCTGGTGTCACGAGCAGACGGCTTCCTCGTACGTGGCGCTCCGACAGAAGACCGACGGCAAGCTCGAGTGGGTCAAGAACGTCGGTGCCGGCGACGTCGCGATCGTGACGACCACGACCGCGGTGTCACTCACCGATCCCACGCACGTCCTCATCAACATGCACAGCGGCGTGACCTCGATCGGGCTCAACGGAGCCTGGGAGGCCTCTGCGACGGATCACACCGACTACGACCAGTTCTCGGCCGGTGTCGGCTCTGGGAGCGTCCGCTTCCTCGAGGCGGCCGTGAGCGGGGACAACTTCGTCGGCTACGTCGACGACATCAAGGCCCAGACGGGCGCCTATTTCACGGTGGCGACGGTCGGGAACACGTACCCCGTACCTGCGACCTCGCCGTGACCGCCCGCGTGACGTACACTGTCAACGGATTAGCAGGACTGCCAAGGAAATAGAGGAGACACAGCATGTCCCGCATTCTCGCTCTCTTCCTCGCCGTGCTCTTGGCGCTCCCGGGCGTCGCGCGCGCCACGCTCCCGACGATCGCCACGGTCACCACCGGCAACGTCTCATTCAACGGTGTGTCGAACACGATGATGTTCGACGTCGTGGTCACGACCGGCGGCGGGACCCCGGCCGGAAACGACACCGACCACAACGCGCGGGTCGGATTCAAGCTCACGTCCGCCTACAGTGGAATTTGCGGGACGGATACGGGCTGGACCACTTCGCCAGCCCAGCGGTTCACCACGGCCGTCGCGAAGACGTTTCGGCTCTGGAACTTCACGCCGGGCGTCGCCTACACTTACCGCGTCGACATCGGGCCATCGCCCGGGACCGGGGCGGATGTGTACTCGTGCGGATCGCTCGGCACGCCGCAGCTTCCAACCCCACTGAACGCACTCGACCTCCGCTACGACAAGAACGGCACGCCGTCCTCCCCCTACATCATCTCCGAGACGAGCGACTGCTACACGGGTGCGGCCAACCAGCGGAAAACCTACGTCTACGCGATCAATCCCACACTCGCGACCCCGCGGATCGTCTGGTACCTCGACGAGGACGCCATCTCGAGCGGGAAGGGTGCTGCGGGCGGCTTCCGGTATCAGCCCGGGACCGGGTCCGACACGGGCCGGATCATGCTCAACTACAACGCCCGCTACATGTACGAGGTCGGCTTCGACGGGAACGTCGTCGCCTCCGTCGACCTCGCCTCCGTGGGCGTCGGGTCGAACGCGTGCACCGGAAAGCTCAGCAGCAAGGGCCCGTGCACCCACCACGACCTCTTCAAGTCGGACACGACCGGGATCTACTACGCACCCGCCACGCGGCTCAGTAGCGTGGACGCGATCGGGACCGATTGGGAGCAGGCGTGCGGGACCGGCTCGCTATTCGCCAACGACGCCTTCATCCGGAGCGATGGCACGAGCCGATCCCTGATGATCAACTACGGATTCAACCCGCGCGTCTACGGCGGCCCGCACCCGACGCTCGGGTGCTCGGCCACGACCCTCGGCGGATTCTTCAACCCGTCTGTCGGCGTCATCGACTGGACCCATGTCAACGCCGTGACGACCGACAACTTCGGCGGGACCGAGTACCTGACCATGAGCCTCAAGGAGATGGACCAGGTCATCCGGTTCCTGGCCAGCTCCCCGTATACGCGGCAGTGGACGCTGGCGAACTTGACCGCCGACAGCGACTTCTCGGCCATCACCACGTCGGGCGTGACCGGGGCCGCCGGGTTCGGTGACCAGCACGATGCGCACTTCGTTTCCGGCTCGGGCACGGGCGGAAACCTGATGCTGTTCGACAATACGGGCGACCCTCGCGGATCCCGCGTGCTCCGAATCGCCGTCACGCCCGGGGCCCCCGGAACGGCCGTCATCGACCGCGCATGGATGGTGCTCGACCGGCTCGGAGCCGCCCTCTCGTGCTCGATCGAGGGGACGGCCGAAGAAGTGCCAGGAACCTCGGGGGCCAGTGTCGTGGCCCTCTGCCGCGACACGAAGGCGATCGTCGAGCTCAGCCAGTCCACGGGCCTCACCGGCACGGCTCCCCCGCTCGCCGTGTCGCTCACGACGACGGGGGTGGGTGCAAGCGCCACGGTCTGCACCAACGGCCAGATCCGGACCGAGGCATCGATCGGTGGATGGCACCGGGCCTTCCCGGCAGCAAACCTCGGGGCCTACTGATGTTCGTCCTCCTCTACTCGCTCGCGATCGTGTCCTGCTGCGCTCTCGTCGTGTTCCTCGTGTGGGCACGTGCCCGATGACCCTGATCGAGACGATCCGATCTTTCGTCTCGCCCGAGCTGTTCTCGCTCGTGTTCCTCATCGTCGCCGCGGTGTGCGGCGTTCATCTCCTCGACTCGAGGAAGCTCCGATGATCCTCGGCGACGTCGTTTTCAACCCCGAAGTGCAACAGGTCCTCAAGTACGTTGGACTCCCGTATTGGTGGGCCGTCGGTGCGCCGTCCTCACCGTGGCCGCCGACGAAGGGGGCCGACTGTTCCGGCTGGGCGCAGATGGTGCTCGTCTTCTGGGGGATGCTGAAACCATCCGAGCCCGACCGGAGCGCCCACGGGCTCGCCGATGCTTGCCTCCCGGTCACCGACCCCAGGCTCGGCGATCTCGTCTTCTACGGCGGTGCGAAGATCACGCACGTGGGCGTCTACCTCGCGAACGGCTGGATGATCGGGGCCAACGGCGGTCACGACATGACGCAGGGCGACGATCCCAACGCGCACGTTTCGCTCCGACCCGTTCGGTACCGGACCGACTTCGTCTGCTACGGCCGCATCAAGCCCGAGCACCGTCCTTCCTTCAACACGGAGACCCACCCATGAAGATCGACCTGGGCGAAGCGCTCGGACTGGCCCCGGATGCGGTGCGACTACTCGTGCTGATCATCAAGGCGAAGAAGGCGAAGTCGGACGGCGGCAAGACCGTGACCGAGGACGAGCGCCAGGAGATCGAGGACGCGCTCGAGGAGCTCCTCGATGACGTGCGGCGAGCCGCTCAGTGAAGAAGCTGGTCGCCGCCCTCGTCGGCGTGGCGGTCGCGGTCGCGGCCTGCGTTGCGGTCGCGCACGCCCAGACCGACCCCACCGTCGTCGTCGCTCCGACGCAGTCAGCACCATCGACGGAGGGTGGGTGGCCGGCGACAGTCGGAACGGTCTCGTTGGCCGCCGCGGCGATCGCGGCCGTGAACCGGTTCCTCACGGTCCTCGAGCGGATGGTCACCGATACTCGGGCCTGGCTCGATCGCGTGCTTGACGTCACGAAGGGTCGGCTCAAGGTCGACTGGCGGAAAACGATCGTGAACACATGGTCCGAGGACGACCCCGACCGGACCGGGCCGATCCGCATGAACCGCCGGCGGGACGACCCCGGCCGGAACGGAACGCACGAGGACCAGTGAAACGGCCGTAGCTTTCAGCCCCTCGCCCCGCCTCGTTCTTTCAGCGCGTGTCCGTCCGACACAGGGGAGAGACAGCTCAGGCGCGGCGGGGGGCGCTCTACTTCTCCCACGCGGCGAGCAGCGCGGTGGCGGCGACGGTGCCGAGGTCCGTATCGTAGTGCCCGGTGCCGATGCGCCACAGTGCGCCATTGATGCCGGAACCGTCCGCGTAGTGGCCAGTCTCGATCGCCATCCGGAGGAGGATCGCGGCCGTGGCGTAGTCGGAGAGGTCGGGGACAGCGTCCGGTGCGACCACTCGGTAGCCGTCGGCGTCCCGTGCGTATCCGTCGCGCTCTGCGTCCAGCACGCGCGTGCTGCCCTCCCAGCCTTGCGGCGTGGTCGTGTCCGTGTACGTGAGATCGTCGTAGCCGTGACCTTGGGCCTGCATCCCCGCGACCCACCGCCACTGTTTCGCGGCGACGAGCCGGCGGGCGAGGGCGGTTGGCGCGCTATCCATCGGTCGCCCGGGCGTACTCCTTGAACCACTCGACCGCTTCGGCCTGGTCCCCGGTGTCGAGACGTTCGGTGATGTTGCAGTACTGGAGAAGCACGCCCTTGTAGCGCTCGCATTCCTTCCACACGCGCGGGATGCCGTAGTAGTTGTAGGCGTTCAGGATGTCGCCGCGCTCCAGTGCCTGGGCGCACTCCTCGTCGGTGTGCTCCTGGCCGCGAAACTCCGCGCGGCCTTCGGGCTCGCCGGTGTCGACCGGCCCGCGGCGGAGCACGCCGTCGTTGATGGCACCGAGCGTGTCGAGTCTTCGATAGTCCATGGTCGTTCTCCTACGTCAGTTTCGCGGACACTCTGGGGACACTCGCACACCCACTTCTGCCCCGGATCAGCCGCATCGGCCAGCAACCAGCAGCGTGAATATCCGCAGGGCAGCGGCCGATTATCGCGGTACTACGGTGACAGTTGTGCATGGGGGTTCCATTCCTCTTGGGCGCGCCGTTTCTTCCTACGTCAAGCGGAAAACACTCGATCGGGTGATCAGCGGACACCTGGCGGACACTTCGGGTCACGATTCCGTGAACGCGGCGAGCTGTGCGGCGAGCTTCCCGCACTCGCGCTTCACGTAGTCGAGCGTGCGGTACGTCTCGTCCCATGCGGGGTCCGCCGGTCTACGGTCGTCGCCGTGGTCGAGAATCGCGGCGCGGAAGCACGCGGTACCTGGGCCGTAGTCCCAGGCATGCGCGCAGTCGAAGCCGAACCACCACGCATGATCGCCGCCGTCAGTTCGGTGGCAGATCCCGCGGTCGGGATCGCCCGCGCACTCCTGCGCGTAGGTGAGCCCGCCGTGCGGCGTCACCTTGTCGTAGTCGACCTCGTTGTAGTCCTTGCCGAAGAGCGGGTGCGTCTTCGGGACCGCGACGTAGCCGCACCAGTGGCCCATCTCCGCGCGCCGCGCGAGACAGTGAAGGCCGGTCGCCTCGTCGATCCAGAGCACGCGGTCGGGTTCGCCGTCCCACGGGCCCGTGGGCCAGGGCTTCCCTCGGTAGTGGCGCTCCAAGAACGTGCTGACGATCGGGTCCATCACACCACCTCCAGTGCTCGTGCCTTCGTGTCGATCGCCGGGATGAGCGCCACCGCGGCCTGCATCACGACTTCCGAATCCCGAGGTCGTGCGCGATCATCGTGTCGACGAGCGCCCTCGCTTCCGCGTCGCCGGTCTCAGCGCTCGCCGTACGCCACTCCGCCTTGAGCGAGTTGAGCCCGCGAGCGCCGTGGATGTTCTGTCCGGGACCGCACACCTTCACGACGAAGTACCGATCGCCGTCGTCGTTCTCAAGCTCATCGAGCCAGAGACTGCATCCCCGGTAGAGCCCGTTGGCGTTGACCGGGCGGGACCGGGGGACCCACGTGATCGTCGTGTTCGGATCATCCATCACATCACCTCCAGCGCTCTCGGCGCCCAGTTGATTGGCTCGATCTTCGCGACCGCCTCGACCATCCCGCCCCATGCCCACCGGGGGTCGGCGTAGAAACGATCGGCGACCGTCTGCCCGCGATGCCCCACGTAGACGTTCAGAATCTCGTGCGGCACGCCCCGCGCCCGTAGCTCTGTCTCGAGCGCCTTCCGGAACGCATGCGTCGGTTGGCGGAACCATCGGTCTTCGGGGACAAGGGCTCGACGCCACGCGCGGGAGAAGTCGTCCCGCATGTGGGCCTCGCTCAACGCCGTCCCGCCGAACACAAGCCCGTCGCGTTTGCCCCACCCGGCGAGCTCCTCGAGGAGCGGCGGCGGGATGGGGACGACACGGCCGCCATAGCCGCCCTTCGTGATGGCGTGACGCCAGTGGATGGCCCCCTCGTCGAGCCGGACGTCCCGCCAGTCCAGCGAAACGATCTCGTGTGAGCGGGCCCCCGTGAACCGGGCGAGCACGGCCGCGCGACGCTGCCACTCAACGGAAAGCTCGCCGATCATCCGGTCGCACTCGGCCCAGGTCGGAGCGCGGGGAAGCTCGGGGGTGCTGCGCGGGAGCACGATGCGACGGGGCCTGGGGCACTCGTCGCCGTACTTCGTTTCGGCCCAATCCCAGAACGTGTGGAGCGTCGTGAGATGTTTCGCTACGGTGTCGAGCGATCGTTGGCCCGCGTGCCCGCCGTTCTTGAACCGGCGTGAGGTCTCGGCGTCGCGGAGCCAGGTCCAGAGCCGTTCAAGGTGATCAGCTGTGAGTGCCCGAAGTGGCATGTCCTCGCCCCACAGCGCCCGGGCGTACTCGAGGCTCTCGCCCGTGCGGCGGATCGTGTGGGCCGACTGCGACACGCGGGCGACGTGGCCGAGGTAGGCGGTCAACGCTTCTCCGATGCGAGTCGCTTCGCGAGAAGCCGCAGGTTCCCACTCTCGTCCGAGGGAGTGTGCGCGCTCGATCTCGCGGACGAGCTCCTTCGCGGTCTCTTTGTCGGGGCATCGACGCCGGTGCTGTCCTCGTCTGTCTGTCCAGCGTACGGACCAGGCACCGCGGTACTTCTTGATCGTCGCCATGCAGCCCTCTTCAACCAGTCTGCGATCTCGGACTTGTCCCAGCGATAGCACGGCCGGCCCCGACCGTAGTTCGTTCGCGGCGGAGGATCGGTCTCGGGCGCTTCCCGGCACAACTCCCGGAGCGTGTCGACACTGAGCCCGTAGAGCTCGCACACCTCGACAGTGGTGAGGACGAGGGAGGTCACGGCGCGTCCTTCTGTGCGTCGGGAAACGGGAGCCCGTTGACCAGCGCCTTGAGGATCGAATGACCGTACTCGGTCAGGTAGACGTACCCGTCCGGGATGAGCAAACTCGTCGGGCGCCGCAGGAACTGCCGCCGCTCCAGCTCGTCGAGGTCGTAGCCGTCAAGCCATTCGACGGGACAGGCATCGACCTTGCGGCTCGCGAGGCACATCACGGCGAGCGCCGCAATCGTCTGAGATTCGGTCACCCTCCCGTCTCCTTCCCGGCCGCGCCGCCTGGACACTCGTGCGTCGCTGCGTCGAGTCCGTCCTCGACGGTCCACGTGTGGCCGCAACCCTCGGCGAGACAGACGGCGACGCCTTCCCGCACCTCCGCTCCCCAGCCGTAGAGCACCTTCGGGCGCGTGGCCGCGAGACGGGCGAAGTCGTTGTACTCCATCTCTTCGAGCATTCGGTCGACGTCAGCCATCACGGCTCCTTCTCGGCCGCGCCGACGGCGAGGAGGGCGCGGAGCGCCTTGGTGGCAGTGCGCCAAGCGTCGTTCTTGGCCTGCCCGTATGGGCCGGCGCCCTTGTACGGCTTCGGAATCGCCGCGATGCACTCCTCGATCGCCTCCCGCCTCGCGCTCTCCACGCGGGCGAGCGCCGCGTTCCATTCGGCAACGGCCGCCTTATGCATCTGGGCCAGGGCGCGGACGCCGTAGAACTCACGGCCCATCGATGGCGCGGAAGTCATGCCGGCGGGCGTGTCGTCGAGCACGAGACGGATGAGTCGCGCCGTCTCCCGCAGCTCGGCACACTCGCGCTCGGAGGCGGCGGCTCGGGCCTCAAGCTCGGCGATGCGGCCGACAGCGCCGTCCGGGAAGCCGTGAGCACGAATGGACAGCAGTTCCTCTTCGGCCGTGCGCGCTCGGGCTTCGGCGGCGTCGAGGGCGGCGCGCAGTTTAAGGATGGTGTTCGCCATGCCTTGGATACCAAAGGCCTGATCACTCGCCACGTCCGCCTCCCGATCCGCCAGGCACCCCATCGAGCGCGAACGTGAGCGGGGCGAACGGGCGATCCTTCGACTCGGCGCCGATGTGCGAATACCCAGCGCCAATCGCGAGGGCTTGCGCGATCAGGCTCGCGGCCTGACGTGCAGACTCCTCCGTGAACGGCCCACCGCCAAAGCGTTCGTCGACCACGAGCCAGATCCCTTCCGCGTCGCGGAACCCGGTGAGGCCCGGAATCGTTCGGCCGTCTACGATCACCCGCCACACGGTGAACGGGCCGGACAGAAGCTCCGGCAGTTCGGGCGGTGGAGGCAGATGGGTAACGTCACTCACGACTTCCCCCCTTCGCCGGCCCCAGCCGCGCGGTCCTCGTCCAGCACGTCGATGAGCGTCCACGCCCAGTTTGGAATATGCATTCCGAGAACGCGGTTGTTGAACCGCTCCCGGATCGAGCGCGTCACGGGCCGTTCGTCGCGCCATGAGTTCGCCGCTCTCGCCTTCCGGCCATCGGTGCGCGGTACTGTCGGCACCGCATCCTGCAACGCGCCAACGAGCATGTCGGGCGTGATGCCAGGCGGCGGTCCCTTCTCGGCGCTCCAGGGCTCGGCGCGCGGAGGGGCCGGCTTCCTGTGGGCCGCGATGTGCTCTGAGAACAGGGTCTCGGGGATCACCGTGTCGCAGTCGACGCAGTAGTGGTGGCGCTCGGGCGCAGAGGGCTCGGCGGCGGCTTCCAGTTCGTCCGCGGCCATGCGGACCAACCGCACAAAGTCGGGATGGTCGATCCGCCCGTGTTCGAGCCAATGCCGAAGCTTCTGGGCGAGGGTCATCGGTGTCACGAGGCCGGCGGTTCCACCACTCGGTTGCGTGGGTGAAGCAGAGGGCTCGGCGGCGGCGGGCGCCGGCACGAGGACGTTGTGCAACGCGTCCGGTGCCAACATCTGATCGCCGGGGACGTAGCCGCCAGTGGAGATTGCCGCCGCGGCGGTGGGCGCGGGGTCGGCGTAGATTGGCCGTCCGTTCCGGCGCCACACCTCATCGGCGTTGTCGAAGTCGCGCGCGGCTCGCTTGGCCTCCGGCGATTCCCGATTCAGGCGGTAGCGCGCATCACCGTCAGCCTTCAACTTCTCCAGCACGTCGAGCGCCAAAGGATGAATCTCACGCATCGCGGTCCCTCAACCGATCGCGGATCGGAGCTTGCGGAGGAAGTGGTGGCTGGTGTCTGGAGACGAGCTTCGGTCGGACGACTGGCCCGAGATTGAGATGCACGAACCCTCGGCCTTCGCGAATGGCGCGGACCGCGCCCATGCTCACCCCGAGCATCCGGCCGATTCTGCCGTCAGACATCGTGTGGCACAGCCGCCAAACCTCGAGCGCCTCGTCGTCGGTCAGCTTCGCGTTGCTGCTCCGCTGGCCGCTGTAGGTGCCGAGCCGTTTCGAGTCGGCCGCGTTCTCGAGCCGTGTCGCCCACCGGAGATTTTCCAAGCGGTTGTCGGTCGCGACGCCGTTCCAGTGCGCAACCTCTTGGTCTGGAGCGGGCGGCCCGAGGAATGCCAGCGCGACGAGACGATGAACCCAGAGCGAACGCGAACTGGTGTCCGTGAGCATCAGCGACACCTTGAAGCGTCCTCCGCGCTTCGCGTCGCGCCACTGGGTCATGATGCGGCCACGCCCGAGCAAGCTACGCACACGGCCGTAGTCGCTGACCTCGTACCGGCCTTCGAACCCGACGACCGGTAGCCAACGCTCCGCGCCCTCGATGCATGTGTGGGGTCGATGTCCGCAGATCGTACAGACGCTCATCGCCGCTCCCGCTTCGCGCCGCGGGGCTTCTGGGCGTCGAGCCAAGCCGCGGCCTTAATGAGCCAGGCCGAAAGCCCTGCGACATCCGCGCCCCGGATGGCCGCCGACCAAAGGAAGACTGCGCAATCGCCCAACTCTGGCGTGTACACGTAGGCGACCCTGTGACCGTTCGCCTTGAACGGACGAGGCTTGGGCGGGCGCTTGGGCCGCGCGGGGGGCTTGGGTTTCATGCTGCGACCACCACTTGTCCGTGCGCCTCTCGATGATGCCTGAAGCAGAGCCACCGGACTTCGAGAGGCTTGGAGTAGTCCTCGTGGTGGGCCTGGGCTTTGGGCTCGCCGCAGACTTCGCAGGGCTGGCGGATGAGCGAACCATTTCGGATTGCTGTCATCACGGCCGTGCGTGCCGCGGCCTTCTCGGGGTGTCGTAGTTGCTGCCGACGTAGACTCGCCTTGACGGCCGCCTTGCGTTCGGGCCGTTGGAACCGCGCGCGCTCGTATTCCGAGTATTGCTTCCGCCTGGCGGCGCGTCCTTCTCGAACGTCCTTCTTCGTACAGTTCTTGCACTTTCCAAGATGGCCGTCACCCATCTGTGGGTGTGCGTAGAACTCGTGGAGCCACTTCTCCTCTCCACACTTGAAGCAACGCTTGCGTCCCGACACCGCTACACCAGAGCCGACAACACAGGCTGAACGGCGAGCCACGACGCGAGAAGCCCAGAGCCGAGTGCGGCGAGAACTACGAATGGGATGTTGGGATCCTCACCCTCTTCGACCGGATGATTCTCTGAGTCGGACGGGTTGCCCTGCGCCGCTCGCTTCTTCCGCTTGTCGATGATGCCTTGCAGGTCGAGCGCTTCCGTTGCATCGATCGCGGCCCGAAGGCTCGACGTCACTTCGCCTTTCGCCTTAGCCCTCAGGTCGTAGGCCGTATCGAACCCGATGCCGGCACACTCGATCTTGTACTGGTAGTCGATGCCGACTTCGCCAATCTCCTTCCACCATTTCACCGTGTGCTTGGCGTTCACGTCGAAGACGCGACGACGCTTGAGGCTCACGTCCCAGACCTCGAACATGGTCTTGTGGCTCTTCTTCCCTTGGTAGGTGTCTTCGTAGGCGATGGGTTCGGCGAGGAACACGACCGTGACGGAATCGCCCACGGCCGGGAGCTTCACGAAGAGACCATCCCGTGCAGCCTGTTCGGCTGCCGTCTTTGCTGAATCACCCCATGCCATCGCTGTCACCTCTCGCCGTCTTGCCCTCAGGGCCTTGGCGTGTGTTGCTGGTTGTTTCTTCGTTCCAACTCGCTTCGCTGAACGCCCGCGCCACGGCCACGTCGCCGTGGTCGTTCACGAGCTCGGCTGCCTCGTTCATGCCGGCCTCGTAGAGCATCTCCGCGACCGCCACGAGGGCCAGGCGTGCGCCCAGGTCGGCCGACGTAACGGCCAACGTCCCGGCGTAGCGCTCGAGCGGGGAGCGGGTCACGGCTTCTCATCCTTCGACACGTTCCCGTTCCGCATTGGCTGGCCGTCCATGACCAACCCACACATCCCGCGATGGGCGGCTACTCGCTGGTCAAGGTCGACGACCATGCTTGAGTCGGGGTCATTGGACCAAGCAGCGCACCGGCTCCCGACACACGGTACGCCGTCTATCCGTGGGTTGTTGTGCTCGTCCCAGCCGACAGTCAGCGTCAGGTGACAGAGCGGGACGGGCTGGTCGCTCATGCGATCTCCCGCGGGAGTGGCCGGGTGAACAAATGCCGGTTGACGCGCGCCTTGGCCCCTCGAAGCGTGTCGCACGGGTTCACGCCGAGGAGCACCCAACCAGCCCCGTTCCACGCGGCCACGAACCAATCCCCGAGCCAGTAGGACAAGATGTACCGCTGGCACTGGCTGACGATGAGCGAGGGCGAGAGGCGGATCCACTGGGCGCGAGGGTTCATCGCTCGCTCGGCCTCGGCTTCGTATGCGGCTTGACGAGGTTCAAGTCCGTATCTGGCTCGTCCAAGTCCAGCATGATGGGGGGCACGTCCCAGACGGATCGGTCATCCGAGACGATGTCCACGTCCGCGTCGGCCTCGTCGAAGTCGGGCACGTCGAGCTCGCCGGCTTCGCGTTGTCTCCACAGCTCGTACTCGCGCGCCTGCTCCGGAGTGTTGGTGAAGACATCCTCGGGGGGCTTCGTCGGCATCACTTCTTCTCCTTCGTGGGGAGGGCGTCGGGAGGAAGGCCGCGCTCGAGCAGGTACCGGCGGGCGTGCTGGATGATCCGGCGCCGCGTGTACGCCTCGGGCTCATTCGGATCGGGCGGGGTCGTCGGAAGCTCGGGAAGGCGGGCCCGCTCGTAGCCGCCGCGCTCGGTGAGGCGCGGGCTCATCGCGGCACCACGCCGTGGGCCAGGAGCACCGCGGCGGCCGTGCCTTCGCTCGCGAAGAAGCGGCGACAGCCGGAGCACTCACACTGCGGCGAGGGGTGCGAGACGGGCTCGACGCGCGGGAGGAGGACGAAACCCTCGGCCTCGTTGGCCTCGAGGTACTCCTGGTACGCCTCTTCGTGGGCTCGGAGGTCCTCACACGCGGTGCACGCGGAGTACCCGACCATCACGCCGCCTTCGATGTAGTCGGCGCCGGTCGTGAAGGTCTCGTGGCCGTACGCGCAGCGGGACGGGGGGACGGGGACGGGGCGGAGGGCGAGGCTCACGGGTGCTCCAATCAGTTAATGATTGAAGGGTATCCGGAGCCTCGTGGCCGTGTCAATCATTGATTGAAAGAAAGATTCTGGATTCTACTGCCGAGCCAGCAATTCAATGTTCGATTGCCCGTGCCGCGCAGAATTTTCAGGAGGGCCGTATGGGCGAGCTGATCCTCCTTCCGGGGCCATCGTGCCCGCCGCCGGACCATGAGGACGAGCAGACGATTTGCTACGACGACCTGCGCGTGAGCATGGCAGCCGAGATCCTACGTCTTTCCGACCGGGACGCCCTGGTCTACGCGGCCCACCTGAAAGCGTTCAGGGTTGCCGTGGACGTTGCGAAGAGTCCACCGACGCGCTGAGCCGCCGTTCGCCCCGTCGGATGGCACTCTCGAACAGGAGCCGATCCTCCTCATCCTCGAGCACGTAGGGGAGAACGCGCCGCACGCGCGCCACGTAGGCGTCCTCTTCGGTCGTTTCCGCCACGATCACGAACTCGGCACCCGCGGCCCGGAACAGCTCGGCCAGGCGATGAATCGGCGTGTTGACGAGGCCCTTCTCGGCAAGCTCCACGCTCTGGGGACGCATGGGCGGTTCGATCGAGCTGCCAAGCGATTCGAGCGTATGTCCGGACCGCTTCCGGCATGCCGTGAGCCGCGCGCCGATCTCCACGTGCATCGGCGAGAGTGGCAGCTTCTTTCGTTGGCCTCGGGTGGCCATGAATCTGAGGTAGCGCGTCATTCTTTCAGCCATTGATTGACATGGATAGATCGTTCGGGGTAGTCATTCATTGAATGAAAGACACGATGACGATGGCCGACCTGCTTTCGGCTCGACTGAGGGACCGGGGGTTCGATCGGCTGGCCGATTTCCACCGCGCCCTCGGAAGTGCCGGCCTCCAAATCTCTTACTCCTCGGTCCATGCCTGGCGAGACGGCATTGCCAGGATCGACCCCGAGCACATCCCGACCGTGGCGAAGGTGCTCGAGCTCAGTCCCGAGGACCGGCTGGCGCTCCACGAGCTTCCGCTTTCTCGGAAGAAGCAGCGCAAGGCTTCCTGACCCGGCGCCCTCCTGGGCGCCCATGTTCCCGCCTGTCCGTCCCACCCTCGTATTCCCCGCTGAGCGTCGAAATGCTGCCCCGAACCCGCAACGATCGTTGTCATTTCTGCGCTTACAAGCCGCTCTCTGGACGTGTCCATAGCTCGGGGGGCCGGGCATGACCGAGAGGTCTCTGTTCCTCCTCGTCGTGCTCGTCGCCCTCTGCGCGGCGAGCTGGGCGCTCTACATCCCCTGGCCAGTCGAGGGGCCGGCACCATGAGACTCGCCTTCGTCGTCCTCGGCGAGCCCGTGCCCAAGGGTCGGCCCCGCTTCTCGCGTCGGGGCGGATTCGTCCGAGCCATCACGCCGGACAAGACCCGCGAATACGAGGCCGATGTGGCCCTCCACGCGGCCATGCATGCGATCGGCCAGCGCTGGCCTCGGGCCTTCGATGGGCTCTGTGAAGTGCGGCTCACGATCGTCTGCTCGAGACCCGGAAACCGCATGCGGAAGAAGGACCCGGATGGGCGCATGTGGCGCGAGAGCGGGCGAGGGGACGCCGACAACTATGCGAAGGCGATCCTCGACCCGATGCAGTCGGCGGGCGTGTACCGGAACGATTCACAGGTGGTCAGGCTCGTGGTCGACCTCCTCTGGACCGCCAAGGACGAGGCGCCCTGCGTCGAGATCGAGTGTCTGACCCTTTTGGACGCAGCCGGGTGCGCGACCGAGCATGTACTCCCTCCAGAGACCATTCCGAGCTCGGTCGCGTCCAACCCTTCCAAGTCCAAGGGCGCAGCGTGACACGTCTCACCGAGGCCCCGTTCGCCGAGCTCCTGACGCAACACATCGTCTTCGCGACCTCGGACGAGGAGGACGTCGAGACGGCGAAGCGGAAGGCGCTGCAGGCGATCGTGCTCCGGATCCAGAACATCGAGCGGAAGCACCGCTACACCGACGTGGAAGACCTGCGCGCCGCGGTCGTGCGTCGGTTCAAGCAGCTCTCGAGCATCGACCCGGCACACTTCGAGTACGGGCCGTGGACCTGCTACCTCGTCGCCGCCGAGCTCGACCCGGAAGGGGCCGGGCGGATGCTCCGGAACATCATCAAGGCCGAGATCGAGGGTGTGCTGCCAAGTCGCTGGACGGAGTGAAAGCTGATGCAGGAGAAGACGATGGCGCCCGTGTCCGACTCTCTCTTCAGTTGGGCGCTTCGATACGCTGCCAAGGGATGGGCCGTGCTCCCGCTCCACAGTTTCTCGGGTGGGCGGTGCTCGTGCGGGGAGAAGGGGTGCCGGTCGCCGGCGAAACATCCCCGGTCCGAGCATGGTGTCGACGACGCCTCGACGGACGAGACGACCATCACCGAATGGTGGCTCAAGTGGCCGGGTGCCAACATCGGGCTTGCGGCCGGCGAGCCCTCGGGGCTCTGGGTGCTCGATGTCGACCGGAAAGCGCCGAAGACCGAAGGGGCCATCTCCGGGATCCGGATGCTCGAGCTCCTCGAGGAGAAGAGCGGCCGACTCCCGCCGACGCTGGAGGTCGCCACGGGGGGCGGTGGGCGGCACCTGTTCTTCAAGCTCCCGACCGATCGGAAGATCAAGAACCGGGTGAGCGTGAAGGGGCCGAATGGCGAACGGACCGGCCTCGATGCGCGAGCGAGTGGGGGCTACGTCGTCCTCCCGCCATCCATCCATGCGTCCGGGACGGAGTACAGGTGGGCTCAGAAACGCGTTGTCGCCGAGGCGCCTGACTGGCTCCTCGATGCGATTGCCCCCATCCAGGTCGAGCGGTCAAAGGCACCCCTCTACGTCGCAACGCCCCCCGAGGATGCCGACCGGAATGCGAGGTATGCGGCGGGTGCCTTGCAAGGTGCCTGCCGGCGGATCCTGGAGGCCCCAGAAGGGGAGCGGCACATCGTGCTCATCCGCGAGGCAAGCATCATCGGGGGCTACGTCGTCGCGGGCCATCTCGCCGAGGACGTGGCAGCGGAGGCCCTGGCAGCAGCCGGTAAGCAGGCAGGCAAGCCGTCCAAGGAGGTCGAGCGGACCGTGCGAGATGGGCTCGTGCTCGGTCGGGACACCCCGCGTCATGCCCCGCCACTTCCGGACCGAGCACGAGACCCGCGGCCCGACGACAAGGCCCCGCCACCCTCCGATGAAGACCTCGGCGTCGACCACACGCTCTCAGTGCGGCGTCGACTTCACCTCACGAAACCGAAGGTCGACAAGGCAACGGGCGAGTACATCCCTGGCTATCCCCTCGTCGACCTCCACAACGCCGTGACCATCCTGGAACACGATCCATGCTACGCGGGTCGGCTCCGATGGGACCGGTTCGCGGGGGCTCCGGAGATCGACCTCCGACCGCTCATCGAACCAGACGTGATCGGGCTCCGAGCCCAGATCAACGACGAGTATCGGGTCCACTTCGGGAAGGACCTCGCGCACGATGCGGTTCGGCATGTGGCCACGCTCCATGGCTACGACCCGCTCGAGGAGTATCTTTGCGGGCTTCGGTGGGACGGGACTGCAAGGATTGCCGGGCTTTTGCATCACTACTTCGGCTCTCCGGATACCGCGCTGAACGAGCGGTATTCGGCCCGCTGGATGATTGCGGCCGTTGCAAGGGCATTCCAGCCAGGGTGCAAGGTGGACACGGTGCTTGTCCTCCGGGGGGTGCAGGCCGCGAAGAAGTCCACAGGTCTTGCAGCACTCGTGCCAGTCCGCGAGTGGTTCAGCGATTCCGACGTCGATGTCCAGAGTAAGGAAGGTGCAATCGCCATTCAGGGGAAGTGGATCGTCGAGATTGCCGAGCTCGAGAGCTTCCGCGGGAAAGCACAGACTGCAATCAAGGCGTTCCTCAGTCGCGAGGTCGACCACTTCCGCTCGCCCTACGACCGGCAAGCGGAAAGCCACAAGCGCCGAACCATCTTCGTTGCCAGTACGAACGCCGAGACCTTCCTCGGTGACCCGACGGGCTCGCGCCGTTTCTGGGTCGTGGAAGCCACGAAGGTCGACGTGGCGATGCTCACGCGGGACCGGGACCAGCTCTGGGCCGAGGCCGTGCATGCATACAAGGCGGGGGAGCAGTGGTGGCTCACACCAGAGGAGGAAGAGGAGCGGAAGGAAGCGAGCGAGGTCTACCAGATTCAGGAGCCTTGGGAGCCCGTGATCGGTGCCTGGCTCGTTACCCCCGAGGCATCGAGGCTCAGGCCGTCCGGCATCACCACCGCCGACGTGATGCAGAAGGCCCTCGCCCTCGACCCTGCGAGGATGACCCGGAACGCCGAGATGGATGTGGCGAACATCCTCAGACGGATGGGAATGGACCGGCGCAGAGCCATGGTGGGCGGGGTCCGGGCGTGGAGATTCTTCGACCCTGCCTAGGGCAGGGCGTAGGGCACCAATAGAATCAAGGTTGAACCTAGCAAACCAGTACAGACTGCCCTAACTGCCCCATCTCCCACCCAATCTCAACACCTCTATAGCGTTGAACTTAATGGATAAACTCTCTAGGATAGATAAGGCAGGTAGGGAAGATAGGGCAATAGAGAGTTGTAAGCCAACTATTCCGATGCCCTACTACTTCCGAGCTAGGGCATAGCTAGGGCACCCGAGGAGGATCGATGTTCTGGGTACTGGTGATGGCGTGTGGAGGGCAGGGCAACGAGTGCGAGCAGGCCAGCCATTACCTGGGCTGGATGGACGAGGACGGCACGACTGCAGCGTCCCGAGACCTCGAGGCTAACGGCGTGTCCGACTGCGCCTACGACGACGAGCGCGACGAGTGCGCGCAGTACGTCGAGGCGCACGCCACGCTCGAGACCTGCATCGCCGAGTGCGAGGTGCACGAGAGCGAGACCTACCAGGCATGCGATGCTGACTGCATGGAAGCGGCCAACGTCGACCCCGCGCACATGGACTCGGACGGCTACCAGTGGTGCGTCCAGGAGTGCGACGATCAGCCGACGTGGGAGTGCCCATGATGGCCGTGTGTCAGGAACGCGACCCCCCCGGGGAGGTTCCCTCGTATCGCGCGCGCGCGCAGTACCCGCGAAAAACGGGGGGGCCCCTTGGCCCGTCCAAAGAGCCGTAGGCGCTTCCTCGAGGAGCGGCTGGAAGCCATGGAGGCCGACCTCCAGGGGGCGAAGTCGCACGAGAAGGGCTGGACCGCGGTGGCCTCGCTCCACCGGGCGATACTCGGGGCCCGAAAGGAGCTCGACGCCGAGCTCGCGAAGCTCGAGACGAGAACGAAGAAAGCCCCCAAGGCGATCGCGGAGCAGGTGGCGAACCTCAAGAAAGCCGCCGAGACCTGGCCCGACCCGCTCCTGGTGGCCGTGGTCGAGGTCTACTGCGCGCGCTACAAGCTCGACATGCCCCGGCCCATGCGGAAGGTGCAGAAGGCGGGATCATGACACGCGCCGAACTGTTTGCCTACACCACGATCGACACTGCAAAGGTCGTCGTGCTGCTGATGACCCGTCTGGAACCAGGAACAATTCGCTGCTTCGCGGCGATGTCCATCGTTGTCCACGATGCCTGTACGAAGTTCGGGTACCGGTGCCCCGCCCTGGCTACGGTGGCGCTCTTGAACGGCGCGGCCGACAGTCCGTGGCTCACCACATCCTGATCTTCGACGGACCGTAGCCCTCGCGGCGGACCAGCGACACGGCGCCGTACCGGTACGCGTCGATCTTGTGCTTGTGCTCGTCGTCGCGCCACGCCCACTGCTGGACCGCGTCGATCAGCTTCTTGCACCGGGGCCGGATCACGAACTGGTTCCGCATCATCGCGGCGTGCATGATCTTGACCCCCTCGTAGACCGAGCCCTTGGGCTTGTAGGCGGTCTCGATCGTGAACCCGAGCGAGCCCATCGGGCGCCCGAGCAGGCGGCAGAACGCTTGCGTCAGGAGCTCGTTGTCCTTGGCACCGCCCCACTGCTTCCCGCCGTAGCGGCGATCCCCGACCCACTGGTCGACGTCGCCGAGCTCGAGGTGGTTCCGCTTCAGCATCTCGACGATGGCTTTCGCGTCCTGGTCGACGGAGGTATTCCCGTCGGCCACGTACTCGTCGAGCGCCCAGAATTGCGGGAACCCGTCGACAATCCGCACCGCGGAGAGCTCGGCGACCTGGGCGCCCGAGTCGGCGCCGTAGTCGATGCCGACAGCGATCGCGAGCTGGCCGAGCGGGTACTCGTCCCGGACCATTGTCGCTTGGTCGAACGACATGAAGGCACGCCCACCGACGAGCGGGTAGCGCGACCGCCCCGTACGCATCGCCCGCTCAGCCGGAAGGAGCTGCTCCTCCCAGGCGTCGAGCTCTTCCTGACTCTTCCAGGGCGTCGGCGCCCCCTCGAGCCAGCAGGCTTCCTCGGAGATGCCCCAGTTGTACTCGTGGACGCGGCCCTCCTCGATGAGCTTCCACAGGTAGTCGAGCGGCGGGGACTCGACGGTGGGCGTGAACCCGAGCCGAAGCTTCCCGCCCCCTCGGAGCACGCGCGGAACGGCTTCGCCGTAGAACGCCTCGGGGGGCGGCTCGTCGAGGATGAGGAGGCCGACCTGGGCACCAGCGATACGAGCGGAGCCCTGCTTGTAGGTCGCGAGCTGGATCACTTTCCCGGCCCCGGGTCCGCTCGTATAGACGATGCGCGGGGGTTTTCCGGTGATGCCGCGCCCTGGGTCAAAGCCGCACTTCGGGTGGAGCTCGTCCCGCGGGGCGAACTGCCAGAGCTTCTCCATCAGCGGGACCATCTGTTCCCACGACGTGCCGGCCACGAGCACGTTGACTGGCTTCGTGATGGCCCCGGTCCCGAACCGATCGAACCCGCGGCACGCGTCGTGGGCCAGGAGCGCCAGCGCGACCGACTTCCCGATGCCGTTCGAGTCGCGCCAGAGCGCCACGTCATCGGTCGCCGACATGAAGAGCCGCTGGCCCTTCGTGGTCATCGCGGTGTGGTAGGCGCCGTGGCTATGCGCCTCGGTCAGGCTGTCGACGATGTCGAGGTCGAGGACCAACGGCCAAAAGGGTAGCACGCTCGGCTATTGCGTTAGCCGTTTCGCTCGTATAATGTCCGGCCCATGTCGTCTGCGCGTGAGTGGGAAGATCCCAAGGTGGTCCCCGCGAACGAGGTGTCCGCGTACTGCGAGGACGGCTGGGAGCCCTGCGGTCCCTGCATGATGCAGGCGACCAACAACGCGACGGGCGAGAAGACGATGATCCTCGCGTGGGGCATCAAGCGCCGGTTCTCACCGGTCCGCGCCGTGCTCGAGTCGAGCTCCGGTGTCGCGCGCGCCCGCGTCGTGCAGCCGCTCCCGAGCCGGGCCCGCTGACGTGAGCGCCTCCGACTCTCCGGCGCTCCAGATCCTACCGGCCTACCCAATTCCGCCTGGCGAAGACGGCCAGCGTTGGGCGCACACGCGACTCCGATACCGAATGCTCCGCGGCATCCATCGCCAGGACGTGATCACGGCGATCTCGGAGCACGTCGACCCGACGCGTCAACGCCAGTGGGGCGTGCCCGACCTGAGCTCCAATGTCTTCAAGACGGCCTCGCAACAGCTCGCCGTCTGCCACGACCGCGCGCCCATCTGGGGCAGCGTCGGGGGCGAGGCGCCGAAGCAACTCCTCGGCGAGGGCGGATTCTACGATCGCGCGGGCTGGGCGCCGCTCATGGCGCGCTTCTCGAGCACCGTGATCGGGCTCCGCGAGTGTGCGATGCATCACTCGATCATCGGCGACAAGGCGAGCTCGCCCGACGACGCGCGCGTGCTGTTCCGGCCCGTCACGCCGGACATGATCATCGCGAAGTCGAAGGCGTCGGACCCCGAGCGACCCTACTGTCTGCGGGAGCTCCGGCTCCGCACGAACATTTCGACGAACCAGGCGGCCTGGACGTGGGACGTCTACGACATCGAGGATCAGGTCCCGTCGTACCGCGTCTTCGAGTGCAAGGCCGACGGCTCGCTCGGTGAAGACCTCTCGGGCATGCACATCGAGGGCGGCGCGCTCGTCGGCCCGGACTACCTCGCCGAATTCAGTGACGCCCAGGGCGAGCCGTTCATCCCCTACACGCTCTATCACGCCGCGAAGACCGGTCTCCTCTGGGACGCCTTCGACGCGATGGAAGTGGTCAACGGCTCGATCACGGCGGCCGTGCTCTGGACATTCTACGTCCACTGTGTGCGGGATGCTTCCTGGCCGCAGCGCTACGCGGTCGGGTGCATCCCGCAGGGTGCGGCCCTCGTGCAGGACGGGCAGTCGGGCGCGCAGCAGAGCATCGCGACCGACCCCGCATCGCTCCTCCTGTTCCGGGCCATCTCGGACGCGCAGCCGATCCTCGGCCAGTTCGAGCCCGCCTCCAGCCCGACGGACATCCAGGAATCGGTCGCCTCCTACGAGGCGCGATGCCTCGAGTACATGGGCGTGAGTGCGGCCGACCTGCAACGGGCCGGCGGCAACACGCGCTCGGGCTACGCGATCGCGATCACGAACGCAGGCAAGCGCGAAGCTCAACGCCGCTTCGCGCCGCAGTTCCGCCAGGGCGACACGGAGTCGGCCGCGATGTCCGCGAAGCTCCTCAACCGGCGCTACGGGCTCACCCTTCCCGAGAAGAACTACACGATCGAGTACCAGGCGATCCCGCTCAGCGAACAGGAGCTGGAGGCGCGCCGGAAGGACATCCTCGAGCAGGTCGCCGCCGGGCTCATGTCCGAGATCGACGCCTACATGGAGCTCCACCCCGGTGTCAGCCACGAGGGTGCGGTGCGTGCGCTCGTGCGCGTCGAGACCGACAAGCTCCTGCTCGCGCAGGAGCGCGCGAAGGTCGCCGCGGCGATGGGCATCCAGCCGCCGAAGCCGCCCGCGGCACCGGCGCCGAACGACCCCGCCGCGTCCGCCCAGACGGACGCACCCGACCCCGCCAACCCCGAGGAAATGAACCATGCCGCCTGATGAAGGAACGCCGGCTGCAGCAGCAGGAACAGAGACCAACGGAGCCGCAGCCGGCGCGGCTCCCGCTGGCACAGCGGAACAACAGGTCCCAATCTCGCGTCTGAACTTCGTGAGCACCAAGCTCGGCGCCGCCGAGGCGAAGCTCCAGGCATACGAGACCGAGCTGACGAACCTCCGCGCCCAGGCCGCGCAGGCCGATAGCTTCCGTGCCCAGGCGGAAGCCGCTGCGAAGAAGTACGACTCCCACATGGCGATCGGGCGGGTCCTCGGCGGGCTCCCCGACCAGGACGTGGTCGAGCTCATCGCCGACCGGTTCGAGCGGCTTCCCGAGCCCGAACGGGCCGCCGGTCTCGGGCCCGTGCTCGATGCCTGGAAAGCCGACCCCACGAAGGCGCCGCCGTCAGTGCGGCCTCACTTCGTGATGGCGCCGGTACCGCCGACCGCGCACACCCCGCCCGCGCCCCCTGCGCGCCCGCCGGTCGACCCGCACCGGAGTGTGGTCCAGACGCCGAACCCGCCGCAGGGTGCGCCCGATCCCGCGACGATGTCGCTCACCGAATGGACCGCGTACTCGAACGCCCAGCGCGCTGCGCGCGGGCTCCCGCTCCACCCGACCAAGTAGACGATCAACTCCGGAGATCCTCATGGCCGCTGTCACGTATACGACCGTCCCCCAGGTGAAGACCGCCACGCTCGGCAGCTCGAACGTCGCGACCGAGTTCACGCGCCCCTCGAACCGGGCGCGGTGCGCGATCGTGACCTTCGACGCGAACGCCGGGAAGGTCTCCTACACGGGGACCGACGGCGCCTCGATCGGCGCCGACTACACGCCGGTCGCCGCCGGCGTGCCGACGGCGTTTGACATGGGCTCCGCGGGCGCCATTTTCTGCGCCGCGGCGACCGGCTCGACCGTCGTCCACGTCGCCTACGAGAGCGTCCGGGGCCGCTGACGAAGGATTAGCGAATCCGCCAATCCCTTGACAGCCGGATCGGTCCTGGTGTTACAGTTGTGGCGTCTCTGGCGAAAGCAACTCGAGTCGCGACGTAATCGCTGAGCCGGAACCAGAGACGAACATCGCAGAGCGCGGAGAGCCCACGAGTCGCGACGTAATCGCGTAGGGCGAGGAACGAACAACCTCCCTTCCAACGTGGGTGTACACCGTGGCGAACGAAGTCCTTCACTCGACTCTCGAGACTGATCTCCGCATGGCGGCTGCGCTGACCAAGGAGGTCGCGGTCCTCCTCACGCACAACGCGTCCATCCGTCGTACCGGGTACATCAAGTTCCGCGGCGACGTCGCGGGAACGCTGTCGGACACGATGCAGGTCCGGCAGGTGGGCCTCGGCGGTGCCGACTCCTTCGTCTCGGCGACGGAAATCCAGGACCTCGGCTACACGCAGATCACCGACTCGAGCTTCAACCTCGCGGTCACGCGGTACACGCTGCAGCGCGCCGTGTCCGACATCGCGCGGATCACCGGTGCGGGCGTCCCGATGGACCCGACCGATCCCTTCGTCCTCGCGGAGGACATGGCGCTTGGCTACGAGGAGTGCTTCAATGGCCTCGTCGCCACGGCCGGCGCCACGGCGACCAGCAACGTCGGCACCTCGGGCGTCGACATGTCGGCCGACGACGCCTACGACGCGGTCTACACGCTCGAGATCGCGAGCGTGCCCGGTCCCTGGTTCGCGGACATTGCACCGCGCCAGACGGCCGACCTGCAGGAAAGCCTCCGCGGCGAGACCGGCCCGGCCCAGTTCATCCAGGCGACCCAGGACATGCTCAACATCAAGGGGCAGGGCTTCGTCGGCCGGTTCCTGAATGTGGACTGGTTCCACGACGCCAACATCACGACGGCGGGCGGGAACCGCGAAGGCTTCATGGCCGGCTACGGGGCTATCGAGTACGCGACCGGCACCATGACGCCGCTCGTCGGATCGGGCGGCGTGGTCATCGCTCCCGCCGGCTCGCCGGTCGTGGTCGAGATCATCCGCGACGGCAAGACCGGCCTCACGATCCCCATCGGTACGGCCTTCGTCGCCGTGTCCGTCGCCGAGCAGGCGCGCATGGTGGGCATCGTCACCGACGCCTGATCGGTCGCCCTGAGCCGGGCCCCGATCGGAGGTCGCACTTCCTCGGGGACCGGTCGACAGGGCCCCGGCTCTCTCTTTCAACCCGAGGACCCCAGCCCCATGTCGAAAGACTACAGCGCGATCGCCGCTGCCCCGGCCGACCAGCAGTCGAGCGGGCAGACGCTCATCCCCCTGGCGAAGGGCACGCCGAACTTCCACATCATGTGCCACCCGACGGCCTGGGAATGCGTCGAGACCGACCGCGGCTACGAGTGGCTCCCGCGGCTCAAGGTCTTCCAGGAACGTGCCGGCGTCAACGGCGTCAAGGAAGTCTCGAACAGCCGCGGCGAAGTGATCGGCGTCGACAGCGCCATGAGCCGCACGCGACTCACGGACCAGGGCTGGATCATCGTGCCTCGGGACTTCTGCCCCGACGAGGTGATGGACTTCGACTCCCCCCGGCTTCCGGGCCAGGGCTACGTCGTCGCCTACAAGGGGCGGGGCGGCTGGGTCCATCTCGCGCGCTGGGACAAGCCCGTCTACGACGAGAAGAGCTTCGAGACGAAGACGAACCGGGCCCAGCTCTGGGCCTTCCAGCGGGCACTCATCGCCAAGGGACTCGTGAAGCCGCCGGCCGAGCGGGTCGTCGAGCGCGAGATGCGCATCAAGCGGCGTCGCCTCGAGCGGAATGCGACGAAGTCGCATCTGCCGAACTTCGCCCACCGAGTCCAGGTCGTGAAGGCCGAGATCGAGGGGATGCAGATCGCGGCCTCGGCGCAGCGCTTCGGCGAGCCGCTCACGGCGGCTTCGCTCAAGTCGGAAGTGATGGCGCGACTCCAGGCGCTCGAGATCGCCTTCGACCCATCCGAGTCGAAGAAGGATCTGCTCAGCAAGTACGAGGCACACGTCGCGGCCTCGGCCAAGGCGGCCTCGTGAGCGGCGAGCACAAGGAAGGCCGCGCCGCGATGGACCGTCTCGTCGAGCGGATCCGCATCAATCAGGAAGAGGCCAAGAAGCCCTTCGACGCGAAGAAGGCACGCGAGATCGCGCAGGGATCCGCGGTCCGACACGACCAACGCAGAGACGGAATCCGCAGGAACCCGAAGCAGAAGTAGGAGCGAGAGTCCCATGGCAGAACGAGCACTCGGCAACTTCGAGCGGCATCTCAACCCGAACCACTTCGCGAACTTCGCGCAGTTCGCGAAGGGTACGCTGCGGTCCAACTACTGTTCCTTCTACGAGGACTTCTTCCCGACGGCGGGCGCAACCCTCCCGGCACCGTGGACCAAGACCATCGTGGGCGCGGCACCGCCGACCGGCGACTACGGCGCCAACGGCCGGAACGGAACCTACGTGATGTCGACCACGGGGGCCGACCAGCTCCAGTCGGTCACGCTCTCCTGGGGCGACCAGCTCACGATCCCGGCCACGCGCGGCTGGATCTTCGAGTGCCAGGTGGCCATCAACTTCGCCGGGGCCGCGTTCGTGGCGCTCGAGCGGGCCGTGTGGGGAATGGCGGGCGTCCGGAACGCCACACTCGACAACATCGGGAATCTCTGCTGGTTCCGCAACGAGGGCGCTTCGCTCAACATCCTCGTCGAGAGCGACGACGGCACGACGGACACGGACGACCGCGCGACGGGCCTGGCCATGGTGGACAACACCATGCACAAGTTCCTGATCGACTGCTCGGATCAGCAGATGATCCGAACCTATGTCGACCTGAACGCGGGGGAAGGCTGGCAGGAATCGACGGCGGCACCGCTCACGGCACCCCTGTGGGTCATCACCGATCGGCTCCAGCCGTTCTTCGAGATCCAGAGCGACGCGGCAGCGGTCAACGCCGCCGAGGTGATGACCATCGACTATGTCGCGGTGGCCTGGGCCCGCTGATGTTCCTGGGGGTCCTCATGGCGTTGTCTGGCACGTTCCGTCTGGCGCTCCAGATCTTCGACGACGGCGACAAGCGCGACCTGTTCCGGTCGACGCCCGCGCGCCATCTGCTCGAGGAGTACCTCGAGATCGTCATGGGCGACGGGAAGGTCTGCTACTCGGACACGGGGACCGTGCCTGCCGGCGACACCGTCGGGATCACGCTCGTCGACAACGAGGATCCCTACGGGCGCAGCAACGTCTTCACCTCCGTCAATCTCATCGCGATCCGGAACAACAGCACCGACAGCGACGACGTTCTCCACGTCGGCCCGAACAGCACGGCACCCTGGCTCGGCTTCTGGGCCGCGGCCGCGCACCGCACGGTGGTGAACCCTGGGACGAGCACGCCGCGACATCCGGGCTTGGTCATCTTCTACGACCCGAACGGGATCGGTGACATCGAGTCGGGCGTGTCGGACACCTTCGACATCGAGGAGCAGGGCGGCGACAACGACGTCAGCTACTCGATCATCGTCGCGGGCGTGGGGCTGGCGGCCTGATGTCGAGCAGCGAGACCCTCTACACGTTCCGGGTCAGCACGCCGAACTACCTCGAGCGCGCGCGGACCCAGGTCGTGAAGCTCCCGGCATACCGGGACGGGGCTCTCGTGGCACCGACGGAAGCGGGCTCGACCTTCTCGCTCTACGACGAGAGCAACACGGCCATCGTCGATGCGCAGGCCGTGACCGTCACGAACAGCATCGCCGAGTACACGATCGACGCCTCGGTCCTGACCGACGACCTCGGGCTCAGTGACCGGTGGCGCGAGGAGTGGTCGCTCGTGATGCCGGACGGGACGACCCGCCTCGTCCGCCGGGACGCCGGCCTCGCACTCCACCTCCTCTACCCGGTGGTGACGCTCGAGGACCTCGTCGCGAAGCACCGGACCTTGACCGACATCCTCCCGAAGACCGACCCCTACGCGCAGGGCTACCTCGACGACGCCTGGATCACGATCAACAACCGGATCGTGTCGAAAGGCCGGCGCCCCCACCTCATCATGCAGCCCTGGGCGCTGAAGGAAGTCCACGAGACGCTCACGCTGTCGCGCATCTTCAAGGACGCCTCGACCTCGCTCCAGGAAGGCGGCGGTCAGTACAAGCGCGACGCGGACTCCTACAAGCAGGACTTCGAGAACGCCTGGGCCGCACTCTCCTTCGCCTACGACAGCGACCAGGACGGCGAGGACGACGGCACGGACAACGTCGCTGCCGAGCCCGTCGTCTCCCTCAACGCCCCGCCGCGGTGGTGGTGACCGTGCCGAGCTTCCGCGAAGCCTACGAGGAGACGGCGCACGCGCTCGAGCTCGCCCTCGGGCTCAGCCACGCGCGGAGCCTCGACGAGCTCGTGGCCTCGGGCGGGCGAGCAGATGGTGCCTTCTCGATGTCGATGCAGTGGACGCCGCACGGCGAGGCTCCGGGCCGCTGGGCAGAGGACAACCCCGGCCGCGTCGAGGGCAGCGTGATCGTCTCCTGGGTCCGCCGCGTGCGACCCGACGCGCAGCTCGATGCCGAGGTGCAGATCGTCAGCGACCACGACTCGCTCGTGCGGGCACTCGTCTTCGGCACGACGGGCTCGCTCGCCGAGATCACCTTCCGGTTCCGATCCGCTTCCCCGTTCGCTGTCGCCTCGAGAGAGTGGCGACGAGGCCAGACCGTCTTCGAGTTCGAGCACTACTACGACGCGGAGGCCGCATGATGGCGCCCGAAGAGCTCCAGGCCCTTGTCCCCGGCATCGAGTCGATGTCCGTGGATGAGGCCCGACGAGCGGTGAAATCCCTCGCACCCCAGATCGTGAACGACGCGATGCAGTCGTGGAACGAGCTGTATGGGCGCGAGCTCATGAAGGACGCTCACAAGGAAAGCCGCGAGCGTCGGCTCAAGAAGATCACCGAATCCCGGGCCGCGGCCCGCGCGGCGGCGATTGCCGCGCGCACGAAGAAGGGGAAGTAGTCCATGGCCCTCTCCGCCGTAGCCAAGACAGACAGGGACACAGTCC